TATGTTATTATAGTCCATGAAGATGGTTATGCCATACGAAATGTGGTGGAGGACAAACTTTTTACTTTGCACTCCAGTGAGAAATCCGCTGTACAGACATTAAAAGTATTAGAAGAAATAAAAAATAAATAAACTATTGCATGTACAGAATAACTATGAAACTATATGTACAGTGGGAGAACCACTTTTTATAATAACTTAACACAATAGGAGAAAAAACATGCCTTACGATTTAATGACAACCGATAAACCAAAAATAGCTGTAGACACAGCAATGGGTACTTCTACTCATACTTTGCCAGAAACTCATACACATGACAATCTCAATGACATGTCTATGTTTGACTTTGGTATACAGGAAACTGATCTACATTATTTCTATACCAATGCAGATAAAGAAGAAATAAGTATGCTTGCCCCTAAAAAGAAAGCAATCATTCGTTCTGATACTGGTATGTTTCTTGGCAACCATTCTGTAAGATATAAGACAATTCCGCATATTGATCTATACAAGCAACACACTAAAAAGCTACTAGACAGCGACATTGGAAAGTCCGCTGTACAAGTAACCGATCAAACATGGGATAATGGAGCTAAGGCCAGAAGAACTGTACACTTTCTGGATCATACCATGAAGGTCAGAGACGGTGATGAAGTATGCCTACGTTCTGATATCTTTAATTCATTAGACGGTGCTTGGTCATTCCAAACCTTTACGGGTGCATACCGTAGCCTTTGCTTAAATACCCTAGTGTTTGGTGGTCAGAAGTTCTACCATGAAAACCGCAAGCATACCGCAGGGTTAAATGTTAGTTCCGCCTTGTCTAAAATTGCTAACACTCTTGATGTCTTCACCAATCAATCTGAAAAGTTCCAACTCTGGAGCAACACTAAAATAACAGATGAGCAGGCAGTGCAATTTCTGGTCAACTCTATCTGTAGAAAAGAAAGCAAAACTATGGACACCTTAGCATTATCTAAGGATAGTAACCATGTAGACCCTAAGCTAATCAATGCTAGGCTATCAGACTACCTTATGTATCGCTTTCAGCAGGAGCAAGCTAGTTTAGGCAACACTATCTGGGCTTTATATAATGCTATGACTCATTGGAGTACTCACACTGATGAAACATACGAGTCTCAAAATGATAAAGGGGAGTGGAAAGAAATATCAATGGGCAGGAAAGGTAGCCAGAAAGCTAATGTCCAGAAAGAAAGAGAAATACAAGTACGTAATGCTTTGGATAGTCAGGCATGGTCAACATTAGAGTCATTGGCAGTATAGCACATGAGTAAACATTTAACATCTAACACGCAAGGCGAAATCATGTTATTAAGTACTATAAGGTCATTCTTAATAATACTATTATTACTGTTAATAATTGGTGCATTAATGTAATATTAATATTGTTGTAGACAGAAAGGAAAAGTTAGTTATATAATGTAGCTAACTTTTTTTTTAACCTAATATAGGAGAGCCTAATTATGACACAAGATAAAAAACCATCACCGACCACATCAAATGTAGAACTATTTTTTAAAGCACTTAAACCAGAACAACAACAAGCAATATATGATTTATACTTTGCTGTTTATAGAGCTAAGATAAGTAGCCTTGTTGCGAATGACATAAGTAGCACCCTTTCAGGCAGTGAGAAAGCATTATTTAAACTGGGTGTAGTATCTGGAGAGAATAACGTAATTAAACAATTTAAACTAATAATACAGAGAGGGTGGTAATATGATTATCTTTCTGTATGGACTATCAACATTCCTAATATGTTACTCCATGTTTGGTTTAACAATTATGCAACCCGTTCTAGATGCAAATGTAGGTTACTTTGCAGGTGTACACTTTGTTTGCTTGTTGGCCTTGCTTGGTGTGGGTTCAGGTGTACTATTGATATTAACTTTGACTACTGATGAAAGGGGCAACCAATGAGTAAAGAAAATATATTAACACCAAAAGAAATTGGGCATTGGCTAGGGCATAGATTTATGAATGGTGATAGTTCTGATTGCCAAGAGTGGTTACCAGATTTGATAGGCAAACTTGCTAATAAAGAAGTTACGTTTGAAGAAATAATAGAAGAAATAAAACAGATGTATAAAGATTATATCTTAGATAAAAAAGGGGCAGCCAATGAGAAATAACTTATACTTTAAAGAGATGTTGTTAGATATGGGTATTGCATCAACTAGAGTTGACAATCTGGCGCAAGCTACCGATGATTTGCACACGGCAGTTGCCAGATTAGACGACCACAACTACAAGCTATTTTTATCTAACTTTTATAAAACTATTACTTTAATAGATGCCTTTGGAGAACGTGAGAAGATGAAACGGTTCTACCATGTAAAGGGCTTACAGAATGAGGAACTATAATATTTCCTTGCCAAGCTGTACAGAGTGGTATTATATTAAGGTAACTTTAATCAATGGGAGAATAAAACATGCATAAAACATTTAATATAAATTTTAAACTGTCTAGAGATACTTCTCACAGTGAAAATCCAGAAGAAGAAACTTTTTATAACCCTAAACATATCCATAGTGAAATAGTAAATTGGCTAGAAGATTTAGATTTTACAGTTACCGACATGAAAGTAAAAGAAACTATTAATAACGGGAGAAAAAACAATGTTTGTATCTAATATGATAAGCGCACACGGGAATGACGTTCCAAACCAATTCGTAATAACAAACGACAATCACGATGCATACTTTCAGTCTTACAAAAGTATAATCGCTAGGAGAATTGCAACGGTGGCAAGCGGTGATAAGTTATACCACGTTGAACTAGACGTAAACAAATGGAACTACAGCAGGACAACCTCCAGATACTTGGCTTTGTTTCTGGGAGTGCCTAACATAGAGATAAAGAAGAAGGTAGCAAGCGGAGAATATCCATTGGTTGACCTAAACTCTGACCCTTTTCGTGTAGATATCCAATCAGAACCACAACAACAAGCGGAGAGCCTTGCTCCACTCATTCGCATGGCAGGCAGTGCAGGGAACTTGCTTAAGACCTATTAGCACACCACCACATAAGACCACAACTAACCCAGTGTTAACCCGCTGGGTTTTTCTTTGAAAGACACGCCTTTGTACCCTATATAGTTGACCTTCAACCCAACCAACCAGTTACAAAAATGTCATACCGTAAAAATGACGTGTACATGTGAGCAAGGGGTTTTTCTTTTGTGGTGCTGTTGGTGGTGCAGGGGGTTTACTGTCGGATTGTCGTTATTAATAATAAAAAATGGCGGATTAGGGGCATGTTAGGGCCACTGGGGGGTACCCTATACACTGTATGCAACCACAGTCAATTTTGTATATTTTAAGACCACCCTACCAGTGCCTACCTATAATTTTGGGCGGCCACCACCAGTCCAACCAGAGGGCTACCCCTACAGGATATTCCCCAGTAAAACCTGTGCCTACTTTAAGTAGACATACAGTTAACATACAGGGTGGTTTACCTTAACGGGAGTACCCTCAGTATACACCGTATTTCAGAGTTGTCAAGTAAAAAATAAATAAACACAATAAAGGCACTTTTTCCTTGACAGTTTGTATATACAGTGTATAATGGTAGGTACATGTAATACAAGTACACTCACACCCTCACAAGAAGAATATACACATAAGGGGGGTCACGGTTTGTATTGCATCATTTTAAGTCCTTGGGGGGTAGCAATCAATGTACTATCTCCGGAGGGAGCATCTAAGCTCCGTATCCCCCAAGACAACTCAACCAAGTTAAATATATAAAAGGATACATATCATGTGGAAATCACCAGTAGTTAAAGAAGTAGCAGTAGGCCTAGAAATTAATTGTTATGCGTGTGCGGAGATTTAGTAACTAAACATGGCGGACAAGTTTACAGTATATAGGCAACAGCCAACACCAGAAGTATTAAAAAAACTTGCAAGTGGTGAGTATGTAGACACAAGGGGTGCCGGGTCTGGTAAAAAACTATACCCTACTAAAAATACAGGAAAGTGGTGGTCTGCCCACACTGGTAAAGTTAATCTTTATAAAGGGCAACTTTATGATGCAAAAACTTTAAAACAAGTACCTAACCCAACAGAAATTTTAAAAGGTAAAGTTGACATAGACCGATGGATAGACGGTTGGAAAAAAGCAGTAACAGATCGCTACAATGATGTAAAACCTAGCAAAGCTTTTCTAGAACAGATAGATAGAAGAGCAAAGGAAATAAAAAAACAATATAATAAAAATAAAAAGAAGTTTCTTAAAAGTATGTCGTATTCTGGAGAAGCAGTATTAGATGTTGTAGATAATACACGAACAAGCATAAGAGAAACTTTTAAAGTTAACAAAGGTAGAGCAGCACAACAAGCTGCACAATATATAGGCAAAGGAGCAGCCTTTGTAGGATCAAGAGCTGCAGGACCAGCTGCTTTTTTCTTAGATACAAAAGTAATGGGAGATGCAGAGTTGCCATACCCAGAGAAAAGAAACAAAAAACCAAAAGGGTACTCTAACGTAAAAGGTTATAGTAACCCCCCTAGAAAGGCAAAGACATATGGCTAAATTTCCAGACCTATCCGGTGACGGTAAAATTACTCAAAAGGATATCCTTATGGGTAAAGGCGTTATTTCTAAAAAGAAAAAGATGATGGGTGGCCCCGTTAACAAAAAGAAAATGGCATACGGTGGCAAGGCAATGAAGACGTACGCTATGGGTGGCGGAATGAGAAAAGCAAGGACCTACGGATAATGAACCCTGTAGCAATTATTGTATCTCTTGGAGTAGCTGCTGCTAAAAAATACTTTACAACAGCTGCAGGTAAACTCATGTTAAAAAAAACAAAGGAGAGTTTACCAACACTGTTTAAAAGAGCTGAAAAGTTAAAGAAAGAAAAAGTAGTAGATTTTAGTAAAGTAAAAAAAACAAAAAAAGAAATTCAGAAACAAATCTATGAAAGTCAACCAGAAATGTTTGACCAATTTGACCCACCAAAAAAAGCTCGTGGTGGCTCCGTCAAGAAATATGCTCGTGGTGGCGGAATAAGAAAGGCAAAGACGTACGGATGACTTCAGCACTCTTAGCAGAGAAAAAAAAAGAAGTTACCGAGAAGCAACAAAAGTTTCTCAACTGTCTCTTCGTAAACAAAGGCAACATAGCCCTAGCCTGTGAGGAAGCCGGTTACTCTCCT